CCTAACTCTTTTTTCTATTGGGTATTCCGTTATTGTAAATGGTATTCCCCAGTCTTTGTAAATGTTAGGGTGGAAGTCGCTAATAAAAGCGAACCCATCCGGTAGGTATCTTTTTAAAGATTTGTCTTTCTGGACCCTTTCGCTAAATCCAGAATCGTGAGATGTCTCTACTATTTTATAGGGTCTGTCTTCTCTGTAGATTTGGTCAGAGATGACATTATCCATAAACATCTCTGGAAACTCCTCCATGTGGATGATGTCTGGCTTTATCTCATCGATAACCCTTATAACCATTTGCCTGTCTTCGACTACGATCTTGAAAAACTTATCTGGCGAAATGAGGGCCGTTACCCTGTTTTTTTGAACTACAAATGAATTCCCACCTATATCGTTATACATTATAACGTATAGATCGTAGTAAGGCTTTAGGAGCTCAAGTTCTTTTACTAGATACTGAGGTAACCCACCCGTCGAAAGGTGAGGAGTAATGAAAAGTAATTTCTTCATATCAATCTGGGTACAAAAGTAGCTTCCTCATCGTCTTCGTGTTTCATTATGTCATTATAGCATTTTAATCCCCAATTCGATAACATAAGGGTTGTATAATTATCTTTCCTTGCCCTGTTGGAGGAAGTACTTCTTTTGAGGTGTTGTGGGAGGTCAAAGCTTTGTGTGCCCTTGGCCGTCGATTTGACTTCCACTATCGCGCATTGTTTTTTTGTTTGGTATATCCAGCTATCTTGAAATTCTATAAGGTCTAAGATAGTGTCATGTCCCGTCATATTCATCGGAATCCTTTCTGATGATATACTGTCAAACCCTGATCCATGAGCTGTAGCCTTAGACGCAAACCAAATTCTTTTATGATCTATGTCTGCTTGAAGCTGCTCGTTAGCTTTCCTTAACCAGTTTGAAGAAAAATTTTGTTTAAAGCAGATTTTCCTTTCCTTCTGATTATAGTTTCTACGAAATTTTTTGATTTCTAAATCGTATTGCAATCCATCTTTGTCTGAGTCGAAATCTAAAAACTGTATATTAGTTTCCTTTCTAAAAAAGTCGGACTCATTACAGCTGTCAATAAACTGATATCCAGCATTGTCGATTACAATCATTACGATATTAAAAGACGTTATCAAGTAATACATATATTTTATATGATCTTTTAAGTCTCCTCCTGCTACCGCATAGCTATGAACAAGGGTTCCTTGACTTGTCTCGTCATCAATCTCGAGAATAGACATCGCAAAATAATCAGAGGCAGGACTGTTACTAAAGCTGGGGTCGATCCCTAAAACATATCTAGATCCAGACTGACCTTTTATTTTTGCAGTAGGCTCTTCGCCATCGTTAATAGTGCATTCATGCATTTTTCTTGCGCTAAAATAACTATCACTTCCATCTGTAAATTGCGCGCAATACTCTCTTTGGAAAGACGAATGAGATTCCCCTCCAGACTTAGCTTCTTCAATAATGGTAGTGTCTATCATTTCTTCGGGAAGAGCTTCGTAACTCATTTGGGAGATAAAATACTTAGTTCTATCTTCGTCATTCGATTTAATTTTTTGGACCCAATCCTTGTATGTCCTAAAAAGGTTTTCAAATGTATACGAAGCTGAAGACAGCGCTATCATTTTAGAATTGTTTTTAAATACGATCCTTTCGTCTTCTGTCATTAATCCCTTTTTTATTAGTTGATCCTCTTGCTGTCTTATATCTAACCTTTCCTTCATGTTTTGAGGAGCAACGAGGAAGGGCATTAAAACTGTTTTAATAGTATCCTCAGGCAAAAGAAGAAACTCATCTAAAACTAAAACATTAGCCCGAAAACCACGAATCTTTTCCCCACTCAATGGAATGGCGGTTATTGTCCCCTCATTAATTTTCCATTCGTATGCGTCGTTTCTTTTTGACTTATGCCCGAAAGCTTGAGCTAGTAGTTCCGCGCCTTTTGACTCTACGAACTTTTCTATATTATTGAAAATAAATCGAGCTGTTCGAAACGTTGGGCCAGCGATAAGGATCTTAGTTTCGGGAACAAAGATGCACTGGAGAAAACAGTATACAGCCGCTATAAAGGTTTTTCCACACCCACGGCCCCATACGCACATGCTGAAATTTTTATTGAACATTCCTTTTAGGGTTACCTCTTGGTATGGGGCAAGCTTTACTCCGGCTATGAGTTCGACAGTTAGGCTAAGGTTATTTCTGAGGAATCTGGCTAGCGTTATTTTAGCTTCTCTGTCTTCTAGTTCCCCCTTTAGAAGCTTCAATTCGCTAAGTAGATCCTTAGCGTCTGGGTTTTTATAATTTTTTGGAGCATACCACATTTATAAAATTTTCAAATCGTAAGCCAATTGAAGATCGTAATCTCTCGCAGAGCAATTAGAGTCGAATAGTATTTTTTTCATAACTCTTGAAGACTCTTCCCTTCCGTCAACAAATAAAAACTGCAAGTCTACAAATTCCTGCATTAAGTCTCTTACGTTTCTAAAAACGTATTCTGGGGTTACCTTGACTTTCTTAGATACGTAAGGAAGCCTATTGAACGCCATGCACTCATTGATTTTTCTTTCTGTTAGCACTATTAAATAAGCCCCGGCGTCTTGAGCTCTCTTTATTTCGTTTCTAAATCTTTCGAAGCCTCCGCTTAATGTCCCCACAAAATCTCTTATCGATTTTCTTTCTATATAACACTTACAACAATCCTCTGGATTCTCTAACGTATAGTCCCCAAACTTCAATCCAGCTAATTTGATTGGATGATCTAACTTTAGGGGAGATTGTTCTCTTGTGTCTACGCATATTTTAGTTTTCTTATCTATATTAATGTTAAATATATTCTCTTCTGGTATTTTGTTAAATCTATTTTTAAGACCTAGATTAGAACATGACTTATAGTAATCGTTTAAAATGATTTGATAGAACTGGATTGGCGGACTCATAATTGTCCTAAGCTCAACCTGAGTAGGCGTGTGGACTAACTGCTTCTTTTCTACCCTCCCTTTCAGAACCTTCTCGCAGTATTTTTTGGCTTCTTCCACTGGCTTGGACTTGAGCCATTTCTGCATATTGATTCTGGTGTTAAAGTCTGTATTGAAGTAATATTCTTTGGATTTGAATTTTATAATATCACCAGTATACAGATCTTTCTTTGGGAAATACTCCTGATAATAACTAGCCATCCTTAAGTTGTGAGCTTTTAGATGACCGTGGAGCTGTCTGTCCGTTTCGAACTCTTTACTACAAACTGCGCATTTAACCATTTATTGCCTCTTCTGGTGTTAGACCCAAAATCTGAGCTTTAATTTCATCCATACTGGAAAGTTTTTCAACCTCCTCTTCCACAGCTTTTTTCTTCAGCTCGGCTAGTTTTATTAACTGATTCCTGCTTTCTTCCTGTCTCCACATTGCTACTAGATTTAGTATACTAGCATTTTCCTTGATTTGCTTACTGAGCCTTTGGCTTCTTTTTTCCTTTAGGCTTTCTAGTAGTTTTTGTTGTCTTCCAACACATTGATTGTATTCTGTTTGAGCGGTGTTGATAGCTTCAACAAGACCCATTGATATTCTTCTTCCTTCATTATCGTCAGCGGCTTCATCCATTAACTGTGATAATCTTTCTACTCTTCTTTGTATATTTGCAGAAATTACAACTTCTTGAGATAGGACTATGTACTGGTCAACCTCTTCTTGGGTTAAGTCGCTCTTATCGTTTGTGTATCTTATAAAGCTACTTTCAAATAATTCTTTATCTGTTGTCGATCTATATGTGTTGATCTGATGGCAAAACCTATAAGTCGAAAGGTACCCCATCAGTTTCAGAATATTCTTTTTTATAGTTGAATTAAGGTCTTCTTTGTCTATCTGTTCGTTGACATATTTATTTACTCTAGTTATGGCTCTGTCTATTGACTTTGGCGGTTTATAGATTTCTTCATTTTCTTCAGTTGAAGGCTCACGACCTACGGAAGGGTTTATCCCTTGAGAGGTTAGGAAGTCTCTTACGGCTCTCGTTTCAGCGCCAAGTACGGTTATGGAATCGTCCTTCTTTAAATACCGAGCCATCTCTAACGGTTTCATGGCCTCAATATTGTTAATCATAAATTCTTTTTCTTCTTCCGTCCAAGTGATTTGGTCGGTTTGTTTTAGATATTGGTGAGCTCCCCTAGCTTTGATTTTTCTGGATGCTAAAAACTTTTTAACGGCTCGACCTTCCTTGCTTCTGCCGTCTTTATTTTCGAACCCTGCTGCGTCTTGTATCAGTTCTAACAAAGATGGGGCGTTGTCTTTTTCGCAACTATTCCAAGCGTTAAGTATGGCTTCTTCCTGTTCTTTTGTTAATTTGGCCTCTTCGTTCATAGTATGTCGGCTTTATCTTCCTCTAGGATTTTTTTGACTTTAGATATTATAGATTTTTTAATGTTCTTAATTTGTTTGTATCCCGGCGCTCTATTCTTTTCTGATGTTTTATACCCCATTCTCTTAGCTACTTCTTCTTCGGATAAATCATCTATAAAAAGTAGTTTGTAGACTTTTAGTTCTATTGGTTTTAGAAATTTGGGTAATACTCTGTTTAACTTTCTAATTGCAATTTCAAAATCAAAACTATCTTTTGTCATGTTGGCTTGGAGGTGTTCGTGCTCCTCTAAAGCTACCGGTATCTTTATATCATGGGCCGATTTTTTATTTTTTTCCCAATTGGAATAGAGGGGGCAGGATGAATCTTGTTTATTGTATATAACACATAAGTCGTTACCCTCAGAAGCGGCGCATTTTAAACATGGCTTTGCGTAGTTGCCGTAGTTGTTTCT